TGTAAATATCTAAATAATTAACTGCCATGCTTGTAATAAATTTATAATACTCTTCTAGTACAGGGTCTTTGTGGTCCATTAATAGTTGTTGTCCTCTATGTATTTGACCAACTAAAGTACCAGCTAACGATTTTCTTTTTTTATCTTTATATAGTTTATCTAAATAATTATTTAAACTATCTATCATCTCTTCTGGAAGATGTGCTTCTAACATAATGACAGCAGGTAGTGAATGAACTTGTATCTGTATATCTTCCATACTATCCTTCACATGCAATACATTCTGTATCTTCTAAATTAATTCTAGGTACTTTAACATTTACATTTTCTACACTTCTAGCTGCGTTAGACCTAAAGTAATAAAGTGATTTAAGTTTCTTCATACCATACCAGTGAACATCATTTACATATTGCATATATTCATCGTGTGTTTCTTGAGGCTCTGTTGCTTTAGGTAAAGTAAAGAAAAGATTAACTGACTGTGCTTGACAAACAAACTGTTGTCTTTGATGAGCATGTTCTACAATCCATATTTGATTTAGTTCATTAGCTGTTTTAAATATTTCTTTTTCTTTATCATCAAGAATATCTAGATGTTGTACTGAACCTTCACTACCAGATATATCTTTCCAAACATCTTCAAGCTCTTTTACTTTTAATCCTTTTGATTTTAAAACTCTTTCTAAATATTTATTCTTAACTTGATAACTTCCTGACAAAGTCTTATGAGTATAGCAGTTAGCCCTATAAGGCTCAATAGAAGGGGAAGTGCCACTACATATAATCCCACTACTAGCATTAGGAGCAATAGCCATGAGATTAGCATTTCGCTTACCTGAACCATGTATGTCAGGAGCTTCGCCCCTTTCACTAGCCAACTCTTTAGTAGCTTGAGTGGCTCTAGATTTGATAAAGGTGAATGCCTTATGATTAAAACCAGTTGCGTATATTCCCTCGAAAGGTATGTTCCTAGATTGGAGATACGCATGAAACCCCATCGCACCCAAGCCGAGACTTCTTTCTCTATATGCCGAATACGCAGATTTAGTATATCCTTCTTTACCTTTTCTAACATATTTTTGAAATCTTTTAAAGTTTGCACTATACTCTCCTAACTGTGTTGTATCTATTGCATTGTCAATGTAATGTTGTAATACATTGTCAAGCATAGTTATTAAGTCTTGTATAAAGTTATCTTCCTTTGACCAACTATCAAAGTGTTCTAAGTTTACTGAAGATAAACAACATACTGCTGTTCTTTCGTTATCAGTTGGTAATGTAATCTCTGAACATAAGTTACTTTGTTTTATACTTAGTCCTAAATCTCTTTGTCCTTTAGGTAATGCTTTGTTACAGGTATCTATGTTTACCATATAAGGTTCACCTGTTTCTGCTCTGGCATGTATAATCTGCCACCATAAATCTCTAGCGTTTACTATCTTAACAGCTTCATTACTTTTAGGGTCAATCAATCTCCAGTCTTCATCTTGCTCAACAGCATTTAAGAATGCATTAGTTATATTAATACCGTTATGTAGATTAAGATTCTTTCTGTTTATATCTCCACCAGATTCTTTACGCATGTTTATAAACTCTTCAATCTCTGGGTGGCTTATGTCCATATAAGCAGCATAACTTCCTCGTCTTGTAGTGCCTTGATTAAAGGCTAACATCTGAGAATCAACTACATGCATGAAAGGTATTGAACCAGTAGACTTACTACCGTGAGCAGTAGAAATACCGTTGCTTCTAATGTCGCCCCAATATCCACCGATACCTCCGCCTGAACTCGCCAACCATATGTTCTCGTCATAATGAGAAGATAGCCCAGTCCTACTATCAGGTACATAATTGAGAAAACAGCTGATAGGAAGACCCCTTGTTGTACCCCCATTACTAAGTATAGGAGTGCTGAACATGAACCAACGGTGGGAACAGTAGTCATAAAGTCTTTGAGCAAGTTCAAAATCAGTTTCACCTTTGAAGGTGGCTCCGAATACGGAGGCTCTTGCGAATGCTTCTTGTGCATGTGTTTCATTCTCCCAAAAGTATCTATCTTTTAATGTGTCTATACTAAATTTATCAAATGTTTTTTCTCTATCATAATCTATATCAATACCTAAATAAGGTTTCTTCCCTACTTTATCTTCAATCATTCTTCTTCCTGTAAATGTAATGTTATTATAGCATAGTGTATTATCTTTAACAGCTCTGCTTTCTTGTTATCTTTCTTACCATATCTCATGGCATACTTCATTATGTTTCCAACACAAAAACTTTCTCCGTGTCCGGCATCTATAATCATATCAGTTGCTTGGTACTTACCATTACCGTAATGAGCATCGTAAGTTCTATCTATATAAGTTCTTATCTCTATTAAACTTTTATCTTCACTAAACTTATAAGCCATCTTTCCATTCCTCCGGTAATGTTTCTTCACTATACCATCTAAAATTATTTGACTCTGCCCATTCAGCATGAGTTCTTTTAGTTCCATCTTTTCTTTTCTTAGCCTGTGGCATAGGAGCATAAGGTTTCTGAAACAAGAAGACTAACTCTCTATGTTCATTAAGTGCTTCTCTGATATGTATATACTTACTATACTCTGCATAATCCCAAAACCTACCTTTAGCCTCTAACAATATAATCTTATCATCAAATATCTTTACAAAGTCTGGCTCATACCTATGCTTAACAACATAGTTTATATTTTCCCAATGATGTTTCCATCCTTTAAGAATAGTTTGATGTATATCATATTCCCATTTGCTATCGTACCCTTTAGGTACATTAACTTTTTTAGGTCTGGGTTTTCTAGGTACTCTTCTAGGCATTTAGTTCTTCTAAGGTTACGTTAGGATTTCTCTTAACTTTTTTAATGAACCACCTTAGACTGTATGCACTTAACATAAATTTATTGTTAGCAAAGATATGTGTTTGCTCTGGTAAAAATTCATGTAAGTTTTTCTTAGTAATTTTAGTAGCGTCTTCGCCTTCTGGAACCATAGTTCTAATCCAATCTATGAGTAAAGTTTCTGCTCTGCGTCTTATTTGTTTAGACTTTTTTTGATTCATAATTCTTTACAAGTTTCCAATAATTTAAAATACTGTTAAACATTTCTCTGTGTTTGTCTTGAGATTCTTTATCCCATATATGACAGGCTATTAATTCTGTGTCTTCTCTATCAACAAAGATAGATACTCTTTCGACATCATCGTAACCACAACCCTGTGCGTAAGCAGACAACTGCATACCGTGTTCATCATATACTAACTTAGCTGGGTCTTTGCCTTCTAAGTTGTCTTTAGTTTTAAAGTCTACAAAGATACCGGACTTAGAATATAAATCTATCTTACCACCGTAACCTAAATCAGCACAGAAAGAATCCTCTGCTATCCATTCTTCATTAGGAAAATTTTCATCTAACCAAGCTTGAATAATTTTATAAGTTTTACTAGTGCCTTCTCCTAAGAAACCACGTTCAATCATGGCGTGAATCTTGGTACCTTTTTTTGCAGCTTCTTGTCCTATTCTTTTAGAGTCTTGCTTACATCTGTATGCAAATTCTTCTATAGATTCTAAAGGGTCTTTCTCTAAAGTTAAAGCAGAGTTAAGTGCTTGATTTATTTTCCAGTTCTCTAAAGAAGGTTTGGCTATCATACCAAGTACAGTAGTTACAGAGGGTACTAAGTGTTCTTTCTTAGCATCTCTTAAAGTAGTGTTTCTTTCTTTACCATTGGCACCAATGATAGTGTACATTGGCTCTCCTTCTTGAGTATACCAATGACCAGATTCAGCTATTATTTTTTTAGCCGACAGTTTATTATATACTTCTTGAGAGGAAGTGTCAAGTGTTTCTTTATTTTTTTTCATCTTCAGTCTCCTTAAATGCTTTGATAACATCTGAAGAGAATAACTTTTGAAGATTAACTAAGAACATTTTACTTGCGTTGTGGTCTCCACCACATACTGTTTTAAAACTATCAAGCTCATCAACAATAGTTCTAAGAACATCTGTTTTAAATACAAGAGTACAAAACTCATTATC